GCCGCCCTTGGCCTTGGCCTTTTCGGGTTCGGCCTTCGCGCCCTTCCGGCCGGCGCGGCGTTCTTCGGCTTTCGATTCATGGGGCTTGTGAGCCATGACGACCTTCTCCTGATGCAACGCGGCGAATTTGCGGAGGAGACGGTTTTCGGCTCGTTCGTGCGGATCAGCGTTCGCCGATCGGACGGTGCGCGCCATGGACCTTCACCCTCCCCAAGGGGTAGCCACACCCATCGGGGGCGCGGCGCCGGGAACGGGCGGGGACGATCCCCACCCCGTCGCCCGGCGCTGCTCGTCCAGGCCATGGGTTTATGGCGGGTAAGCGCGGCTGGCGCAACCCTTACGCGGTCACGGGCTCGCAGACCAAGGTATGGCGCTCCAGGTAGTCAGCCATGTCGCGAAGCCGTTGCGGGCTGTCATCGGCAAGTCCAAGCACCGTATTGCAGTCCGTGCATAATAATGAGCGCACACGGCCGGTGGCGTGGTCGTGATCGACGGCGAGACTTCTGACCTTGCCGCTCTTTCGATGAACCTGAGTTGAGGGCTCCAGACATATCGCGCAAAGACCGTCCTGCCTCGCGAACATGGCGTCGTACTCTTCGATCGTTATCCCAAAGCGGCGCTTCAGATTATGCTGGCGAGCATAGGCGCGCCTGTCCTCCTTGGTCATATAATCGCGCCCGGGATTGATTGGCGCCAGCCATTGCCAGTTCGTTTCGGAAAATGGCTCTGACGGGTCGCGCTTACGAAGCTGGTGCGCGGGGGATGGCCGGTCGCCAACACAGGCCAGAAACATCTCAAACCGATCCCACGCCTCGGGATAGGCGCCAGGGTTTCGGCTACGCAGTAAGCGCCATGCGTGATTGAGAGGATGCTGCGCTCGATCATAGTGCATCGCGCAGAGGCCTTTTGCGTGCGCGGGGTTGGTGCAGTTTTCGGCCGAACAGACCTTGCCGAAGTTGACCGCGTTCTTCCGCTGGACGGACCCGGTGCGCCTAAGCCGGGTGTAACAACGCTGGCAAAGCCCGCGAGCAAAGACTCGGTTGGGACATTCTGGTGTGGTGCATGACATAACTCGTCTCCTTAAATGCGAGACGAACTATGCCACATCCGGCTTGGTTATGCAACATATTTTGCAACAAATACCAAGCCGGTGTATTTTAAGTAATTACAAGTATAATCAGACGCCGGGCGTTCCGAAGAGTCCTCTCCAGTCACTCCAAAACGCACTATACCTCTCGTAACAAGCAGCCTTGGCGTTTTTTGTGTCAAAATCGTTGTCTTGATCAAAGGATATCTTGTCACGCTCGAAGTATTGCAGGGATCGCGGTATGTTTGTTCTTATAAACCAAGCCGTCGCACTTGAGAAGTAGTGGTTTACTTTGATGCCCTTTGGGAACGCTCCGGTGGCGCGCAGGACGTTGATGGCGTTGTTAGCGGTGTCGTTTTGCAGGACCGAGTGATAGATGCGGTTCGCTTCGAACCAGAGTTGGGTCGGGATGTTGAGGGACTGCGGCAGGCCGGAGATTTTCAGGCCGCGGTTGTTTTGCATCTGCATGATCTGGATGCAGAGGTCTTCGACGGCGGTTTCCGAGATGTCGGCGGCCGTGGTCAGGAGGTTGCTCTGGTTGCCGGACAGGGTCGGGTGCGACGCGGAGCAGAGCGAAACGCCGTCGGCGCCCAGGTAGGACCCGCTGAAGGCGTTGTTGTAAATCGAGGCCAGGATGTTTTCCTTGGTCTGGCGCATCGAGAACGCGAGCTGCTGGGCGCGGCGCTTGGACACGACTTCGTACAGATCGTCCCGCAACTCTTCGAAGGTGACGATGTAGCCGAGGGCATAGGCGACGTGCGTGTAGCGGCTGACCGGACCCTGGACCTCGGTGTCGTAGAAAATCTGCTGGCCCTGCGGCTTGACCGGCGCGAGCCCGAAGCCGGTGATTTCCGGCTCTTCCTCGTACGCCTTGTCCGAGGTGTCGATCTCGAACAGATCGGGATACTCCGGGACGTGCTCGGAATAGGAACGCCCCCACCAAGCTTTTATTCCTGGCCAAAGCGCTTTTGGGTGGCTTCCCGTAGTGATAATGGCCATTTTTCAGGTCTCCTGTATCGCTGACGGGTTAGATGCCGGTGGCCGCGAGCATCTGGGCGGTGTTGAGTTTGACCAGCCAACGCGCGTTGGTGCCGATCGCGTTGTCGACCTCCTGCAGAAGCTGGATGATGCGGAGCTGAAGCGTGCTGGTCGTCGCCAGGGTGGACGAGTTCAGCTGCCAGCCCGACTGCGATGTGACCGTCGAGCCCGCACCGGCGACGAGGTCGGCGTTGCGGCCGGAAGCACCCGAGACCATCGCGCCGTTTTCCTGGATCGCGAACAGCAGGAAAGGGTCGTCGGCGACATACACGTAGGCGGCGGTCGACGCCGGAAGATAGGGCGACTCGCTCTGCAGCAACGGAATGGTCGTCTGACCCGCGTTGTTCGAAATGCCCATGAACGCGCCGAGGACCGTCGCACCACCGCCAGCGGTCGCGATGCCAACCGAGGGGACACCGTTGCCGTCCGAGCTGTTGGTGATGTTGATGACGGGATCGCCGAGGTACAGCGCCGTGGCGTTGCCCGCCGGGACGTAATACGTGCGGACCGCGCCGGTCCATTGGGCGCCCCAGGTGTTCGCGTACGGCTGTAGCCCGCGTGGGGCGTTCACGTTTGCCATGGGTCGAAACCCTCAGGGTATGGGTGATAAGGGGAGCAGCACGCGCTGTGCGTGCGTCGTGATTTTTTGGTCTGGTGCCGGGCTGCTCGCCCCGATCGGCGACTTAGCGGACTGCTTGGCCGCTGCGCGTGATCTGACTTACCTTAACGTACTGGGCTTCCGAGCTATTCGGGTCCTGGCGACCCTCTTGAATATCTCGGATTTTTTGTTCCCGCACGGCTGCTTGCCGCGCCATGTCCTGCTGATACCACTCCATGGGGATTTCCATCAAGTAGCTTGACTGGCCTTTGCCGTCGACGCGGTCCGTGATTCTACTTACGGGCTGGCCGCTGTCGGGATCGATGACGTGCGCGTAGCCGGCTTGCCTGGCGCGGATGATGCGGCCGGGACGGTCATTGAACCAATAACGGCGGTATCCCGGCCTGCTGGCATAGGCGAGTTCCTGCTCGAAAGCCCCGAACGGTCTGCGCTCCACGCTTTCGTCGGCCGAGCGGCGGCGGAAGATCGGATCGTCGTCGTCGCGCGGATCGCCGATCTGCTGGACGGTTTGCCTCGGGAGTCGTTCGCCCGCGATCGGTTCGGCTGTCGTGACGGGCGCGCCGAAAATGTCGTCGGACCGGGCGAAGCGGGTGTCTGGTTCGGTGTGGGGGCCGGACAGTCCGGTGATCGAGCGGCCGGATGCCGCGGCGGAAGCGGCGCGCCTGGCGTCATCGTCCTCGGCGGCGAGAGAGTCACGAAGCGCCATCACGGCATCTCCAAAACGTTGAAGCCCACGAGGTGGATTTCGTCGGAGATACGGCACGTTTCACCGGTCAGGGCGACGATCGCGCCCAATACGATCGCGCGTATTCGTCTGTAATCCGGCTTCGGCCCGGGAATCGGCTCGCCTGGTTCGGCCTTACAGGTCGGTAACTGCGTTGCCACCACGAGCCCTTGCTCGTCCCTTACGTCCACCGCAGCTATCATTACCGCCTCCGCAGCGGCGTCAAGCAGACCGGAGTTAATGACGAGCATGGTCAGGTTCCATCATCCTGAAATTGTTCCCAATAGGTCTGCGCCCATTCGTCCTTCGTCAAGGCCGCGATGTGCTGGCCTTTTTGCTCACGTTGGGAGTCGATCATTTTCTTGTAACGCTCGTAGGCGTCGCGCGACTCTTTTGGCATCGCGTCGAACCCTCTGCGGGCGCCGCGCTGGCGTGGGGGCGGCGTGGCGCCGGAGTTCGGCGTGGTCATCGGCGGGTCGTTTCTGCGGCCGGTGTCGTCATCGTCATCGCTGGTTTGCTGTTGCTGGCGATTGTTCCCGCCGAGTCCCTGTTGGCCGAATTTGCCTGGAAATCGCATCCGGACCTCGCGTTCCACTTCGGCCAGATTTTGCTCCATGGTCAGGTTCGGCCGCGTTTGCTGCAAACCGATATGCGTGCGGTCCGCGTACTCCATCATATCTTCGTCGCGGTCCGCCCGGGTTTTGCTCGGGTCGTACCACTGATTGCGGGCCCAGAAATCGCGGATCGCCGGATGCACGTTCGGCGGCGGCTGATTTTGCTGCGCTGGCGGCGGCGTTGGAGTCTGTGTGCGCGGCGCGACGACCTCCGGCTTATCCCGGTCCAACGCCTCAAGCTGGGTTTCGACCTGGCGGAACTTCGCGGTGTCGCCGGACTCGACGGCCTTGGCCTGCTCTTCCTTCAGTTCGCGGCGGGCGCGCGCGTAGGCCCGCTCCTCGGACTTGCGCATCATTTCCGTCATGGTGCCGACGGTCGTGACCGCATCGTTCAACTGCTGACGGATGGCTGCCGCGTCGCTGCGCGCGGTGCGCGTGGTCTCTTCCAGGTTCGTGATCTTGTCGACCAGCACTTTGTTCTGCCGGGCGAGTACGGCGGGACTTTCGATGCCGCGCTGGACAAAGGTTTTAGCGTCAACCCAATCATCGGGCGCGCGTTTCCATTGGTCCTTAGGTTTCCATCCGTTGGCGCGCGCGACCCGCTCGATTTCCTGCTCGGTCGGGGTTGCGTCGTCCTCCTGCTCGGGAGGCTCGACGGTGTTCGTCTGTGACATTTAGCCTGTGCTCCTGGCCGCGGTCGCGAGACACGCCAGGGTCGTTACATTTCGGTTGGTTCGGGTTCCTCCATGGCGGCGACCGATCGATCGCTCATCACGCGGTACATCAGTCCGTCGCGGCCGCGGTGCTCCTGGCCGGCGTATTTCTGGAAATAGACCCGATCGCCGGGCTTCGGGCGTTCGCCTTCCCATCTGACGTTGCGCCCGCTGTCATACGCGAACGCCTGAGGTCCGCACGAAATGAGGATGCCGGTGGTCGCGGCCGCGCCGGTCGTTTCCTTGACGGAGTCGGGGATGACGATGCTGCCCGCCATGTCGGCCGGCTGATCGGGGAGCACGAGCACCATGTCGCAGAGCGCGCGGATGCCGGACTCGTTCCGGCCGGTCCATTGCACCATCATATAGGTGCCGAACTGCGTCGGGAAGAAAGTGCGGGCTTTCAGTTCTTCGTCGTCCATCACGCCACGTTCCCGAGGTCTGGGCCTAT